AATCATAAAGTTGAATGTAGATTGGTCAACGATAGAAATAGGTCTATTGACAGACATAACAAAAATCATTGCAGCCAAATCACGCATACATTCACCACGACCAGCAAGAACACCTACATTGAAAATCTCATTCTCTTTAAACAGGTTGTGAAAGAATGGACCAAAGGTTTCTAACAGGTTCTGATTGCCCCATGGTTCATCTTTATACAACATACTTTCAGAAGCAAACATCAGGTTCTTTGAACCCAATTCTTCTTCAAGGAATTTAGATGGGTTATGCTGGAAGATTACATCCTTAACATCGGTTGTAATAACATACCGATATTCTTTGCTACTAAGGTAGTTGTAGATATGGATGAATCGTTCTACATGAACAGGTACATTGGACTGGTAATTGAACCGGCTGTGTTCTTCGTCCTTTTGGCCTGGAAGTAATACTTGAAAACCTGCTTGAGTAAGCTTGTTTACAGTATCGAACGAGATATTAAAGGCAACCATAACTTTGTCGCCTGTAAATCCCGATTTGTTGATTGAGTTAACCCAAAATTTAATTTTGTCCCAATCGTAGTTAGTGCAACATCCTATAATCAAATCTTTCATAATATTTCCAATCAGTTAAATATTTACTTATGTCGTTTATACTCTTTAAATCTGGCAATCTTTTGTCCTGGTGTGCCCTTAAGATAATTATTCTTTAGTTCATCCGTTCCCCATTGCCCACCACCTGCTTTTGGTAGAATGTCCTTCTCTACCTTTTCTCTCAACCTCTTCATAACTCGGACTATCATATCATCCTCTAGTTAGGTTTAGAATCTTTTGAATCTGTGCTTCAAGTATTGCCTTGCGATTAGGCCACTTGATGATTGGTTGGTCTGCTGTCTTAAGTAACTTGGTTAGGAATGGCAGAACAAGTTTTTCTACCTGTTCAAGTCTATCTTTATATTCTTGGACAGTATCTTCTTTCTCTGCGATAACAGAATTGTATTCTTCTTCATCGGTTGCGGTGAATCCAAAGTCATCATCACCGTATTCTTTCATTATCGCATTGATATCAAACTTAACATCGGCCATCATTTACTCCAGTTCTTGGCTGCATTGAAGTTAGCATGAGCAAATTCTAGTCTATCAATAAGTTTCACAGCATTACCTTTTAACTTATCTACTGCAACGAAGCCTTCTGGATTAGTTACCTTATAACCATCATCAGTTCTAAGGAAAGAACCTGTAACTTGTTTTAGTTGTTGCAGTTTCTTAACAATCATATTCTTCGCATCTACAATAAGGTTCATCAAGTCAAATATGTTTTTAAGGTCATTAGTTGCACCACGGAAGAAACGCATAATTTCTGTCTTCTCTTTGACACGCTTCTGCTTTGTCTCGGCCTTCTTTGCATCAGCAACATCTTTATTTAGCTTGGCCTCAACCCATCGAATCAATTCTGCGGTGTGTGCTCTTGTGTCTTTAATCTTTAGACCTTCACGCACCTTGGTGTTGTTGAATGTTTTTATGTATGTCAGTATGGTATCGTTGACAGAGATACGATTTAGGTTCAGAGAATTGATTGTTTGAAATGTTCTACCGGCAGTTGATAAAATACCGTTCAGTTCTTTAGTCTCTGCTTCTGTAAAGGTTGCTGTGCCTGATGCATCAACAAAGTATGCGTCACGGAACCAAACATCTTTTGTTGTAGTAAGATTCTTGATATCAATGTTGAATGATGCCTTCATATCAGAGAATGTCTTGCCTGTGTATGAGGTATGAAATACGATACCCATCTGTGCGGCTCTCATACTCTGTGCTAACTTAGAATCTGCTGGCACCGCATATACGATGGTGTTTGGTTGAAATGTAATGTAGTCAACACCATCTATTGTCTTATCTTGTATATCACCCTTCGCAAACATCATGTCGCCTTGTAGAACACCTTTAATGCCAAGTTTAGGCAGGTAACGCAAAGCAATTTTCAGTTTCGCATTCAGACCTTCTGATGGGTGATTGTTGTCGATATCTTCATCGGTGTAATTCAGTTTAGGGTTCGCATTGAATACACCCTTAGTACCAACAAAGAATTTGCCGTTATCAGGATTGATGCCACAGAATACAGCAGGTGCACCATCCCATTTCGTTGTTAAGTTCACTCTTGATTCTGCATGACCTGCAAGCATATCTCTTAGAGACTGGAGAAAATTGATTGCATCGCGAGCACCATTAACACCACGATTTAGAACCTCATCTTCGATGTGTTCTAGGTGAAGGTTGGCACCTTCTTTTTTTGATTCAGTTAGGAATTCTGTGAATTTCATATTTTAACTATTACGCCTGTTGATGGTACTTTATCTGTGACAACTATTCTTCCAGCACTATCACCTCTAGATGGAGATACACCATAAATTTTAGGTGTGCCATCTCTATCTTTTGCATCAGGATCAAATCTCTGGTCTTCTCTTCTAGCTCTCAATCTAAAATATAATTTGTGTGTCTTTGCGTATGTTGTTGCTTCTGTTAATTCACCATTTAAAGTCAATATATTTTTTGTCTTATCATACCTACCAACGACACTCATAGGTCCAATATACATGAAATCTATTGGACCACCCATTGCTTTATTTCCAACAACGATTTTTACTTTATTTGCTGGTGATATCTCACCAAAAACATCTGGAACTTTATCTCCAGATTTCAATTTCTTTTTTGTTTTCAATTCTGAATATGCAGTAGTCATAAATTTCTTCGCAATGCCAGGAACTGCTAATTCTAATCCTTTTAATCCACCGCCAGCAAGTGATGGTGCAGATTCACCTTTCAAAGAACAATTTACTTCTATAGTCTTTCCACCTTTTCGCACATATATCACAACATCAGTATAAGGTTCTGAACCGCCAAGTTGTCTACCCGTATATTTTTCAGCATCAATGACACCCTGCAATATGGTTTTACCTGCTTTAAGTGTTATAGGATTTTTTGCATTGGCTTTTACAGCCTTTTTTATTTCCTGAATAACACCATTCTCTTGTCTTTCTGCTGACGCGCCGGCCATAAAAACCTCCAGTTTATTGGGGTATTTATGCCTACCGAATTATATCAAGTACCTTGTCTCCAGTCCAGACCTCTTGTTCGGTGCGAATACGACCCTCAGATTTCAGAGTTTCATATCGGTTGATGGCCTTCTTACGCCACCACTCTATGATGTTTTCCAATTCATGCTTATCATAGTTCTCACCTGGTACCAGTTTTGTATCTTTTCCGTTGACAAAATCAACCATGTTTTTGAATCCATAGTCTGATATGAAGTATCGTTTCTGTTCATTCAGATTCTTGGCATTCTCAATTGTTGCAGTAAACTTATCACCTTCTGGTGTACCTTTCAAGGCAGTTTTTACTAAAGAAATGATTGCATTGGAAATCTTCAACTTACGGCTCGATGCTTTTAGTGGTACTAAAGGTTTCTCAAGAATCTTCTCAACATAGTCTTTCAGGTCGGTGTATGTCTTACCGTGCAACATAGGAAGAAAATCACTATCAGTTAGACCTTTGAAACGAATCAGAGGTTTCATACCATCATACTGTGAGACTGCCTTTGAAGACCCATAAAGACTTGTAGTTTCAAACAGACAGGTTTCCATGTCATATTTACTGTTCAGTAAATAACGCACTTTATGCGAAGAACAGATTGCCGCAAGAAGTTTACCACCAAGGTAATTAAAACCGAACGGCTGTGACGGCACGATAACAAAACCCATAACCGCGCACTTATTAAATCTTTGTGCGCCGTCTTGTTGTTGTGTGAATACTTGACCTAGCATTTCGTTTCTTGGCTTACAGTTAATCACTGGTGAACCAAGACGAATGAAACCACACCACTTGTTGGTTTTCTTTTCTAGCAATGCAAGGCGCAGGCACCGACCAGGAATATTGGTCATGTTTGAATGTGACGATATCATGTTCAGATATGTGTCCCACTTTTCTTGACCTAACTCTACAATCTCAAACTCCATATCGGCAGGAGACATGGTGAAATCAGAAAACAAATCTTCTTCTGGTCCCATACCAAACAAAACAGGTGACCGTTCACCCATAGAAGAAAGTTTCTGCTCACGCATATACTCATCTATACGACCAAACTTATCGAAGTATTCTGAGAATACCTCTGCACAATAGATTGCTTGTTCTTTTGTTAATGTTGTCATAGAATCACCATTTTACTAAATAAAGAAGATACCCAACGAGGAATAAAATGAAACACAAACATCACATTATACCAAAACATATGGGTGGTTCTGATGAACCTTCGAATTTGATAGAACTTAGTATTGAAGAACACGCTATTGCTCATATGAAACTTTTTGAAAAATATGGTAAAATTGAAGATAAAATTGCTTGGAAAGCTTTGTCTGGAAACAATGATGAGTTTGAGTTTGAAAGACGAATAATGGTATCACAAAAAGTAAAAGAAGCCCATAAATGGTGCATATGATAAAAGAAATCAATCCATTAAAGGACAAAATAATCCAGCAAAAAGACTTGATGTTCGTAAAAAAATATCTAAAAATAATGGAATGAACAAGATAGAAAATAGAAATAAAGTCAGAGATTCTAAAATAGGAATACCACGGTCAGAAGAAACAAAAAATAAATTATCCATATCAAAGTCGATATACAATTATGAAATAACTTTTCCCGATGGTAAAATTGAAATTACAAATAATCTTTGGCAATTTTCAAAAAAACATAATTTAAATACTGCTGCAATGTGGAAAACTGCCAAAAAATTACAATCAAACCATAAAGGATTCAAAGTAGTTCAAAGATAGTGGAGGTATCCTCCCACTATATATTTTGGTCCACTAATCGGTTTCATACCACTATGCGGGTGTGTCCAGAATGGAGGGAAAACCAATAGTCGACCTGCTTTTGCTTGAACAGTTCTTTCGATACGAGAACGCCGATTCTTTTGAAATGTTGTTTCACCACCGACATGAACATCATTCAGATACCAAAAGAATACTAGAAATCTCCTGGCTGATGCATGATTGCCAACGTCAGCATGAAATGCAAATTCATCCTTGCCGTTTGCCTCATACTTCTTCATTCTGAATTGTTCAAAACCTAATTGCTCAGGCCAAACCTTCTCATCAATATTGAAAATGTTTTTGTATTTTGGTAGATGTAACTCCATCTTATCGAGCAATAAATTCTGAACATCACTCCATTTATCTGTGCGTCTAGTGATATTCAATTCAGTAAAGTGTCGATGACCTTCAAGAAAGGTATCTTCATGGTACTCTTTATCTGCTTCAAAACGGGTGATGATATCTTCGCATTGTTCTTTTGTTAGAACATCATCCCAGTAACTTGTATATTCCATTATACTCTAACTCCGTCAAATTTAGAATTCAATCTTTTCTCACGATTACCAAAGGTGTTTATTGGCTTATCGGGTATCTCTTGACCACTATCTGCAATGTTTGTCTGTGCATCAGGTTCTGCATCAAACAATTTCATTTTGGCTCGGTCGATACCAACAACAAATCGTTTGAATGTATTTGGATCAGAGTAACGATTCTTCAACTGTTTCACCATAATCTGACCAAGTTGTTCAAGTTCTTCGGTGCTTATCAAAGCAAACATGAAGTCAGCCGTTGCAGGCAAACCAAACGATTCAGAGGTATCTTCAAGACCTGGATCACTATTTGTAAAACCACTTCTTGTTGTTTGTGTTGCACTAACGATTGGCACACCAAACTCAACAGCAAGACCACGCAACTCTTCTGCAATCGCCTTGATATAGGTATAACTGTTAACACTATTGCCAGGTTTCATACGGGCTGATGAACAGATATTCAGATAGTCGATGAAGATAATTTCTGGTTTGAAATTCTTCTTTAGGTGTAACTCTTGCAACAATGCGCGGAAGTGTAGTGTAGAAGCCGCGGCAGTCGGATACTCTTTGATAATCAGTTTGCCTTGAGTCTTATTCTTCAATGCATTAAACTTCCTATCATAGTCTGCTTTACTGATTGTGTTTAGTTCTTGTATGTCGATGTTCAAAAGGTTTGCATCAATTCGTTCTGCAATTCTTTCTTCAGCCATCTCAAGAGTGATATACAATACATTATGACCGTTACTGATACATGATGCAGCAACATGACACATGAACAAGGACTTACCAACACCAGTACCTGCAAGACAGATATTCAATGTCTTCGTTGGCATACCGCCTTTGGTAATCTTGTTAAAGATATCAAGGTCAAAACGAATGCGAGATTCTACACGATGATAAAAATCATACCGAGAATCTGCATCGTTAATATAATCGTGACCAACATTGGCATCAAACGAAACACCAAGAGCATCACTCAGCAATTGTGGAATCTCACCCTTAGATTTCTTAGAGGTCTTGTCATCCATGATGGAGACAGATTCCATGATTGCATTATAGATTGCCTTATCTTGACAGAATTTTTCAGTCTGCTCAATCAACCATTGTTCTTCTGTTGGTTCATCTTTGTTCTGATGAATATCATTCAGTAGTGTGATTGAATTTTTTACCTGAGATTCAGTAAGACGGTCACTCTCGGTGAAGTTAATCACCAAGGCTTCATGCGTTGGCAAACTCTTGTATGTGTTTACAAAAGTGTTTACCTCTTTGAATATAACTCTTTCTGTGTCATCCGAAAAGTATTCTGCTTTTACGAATGGAAGAACCTTTCTACAAAATGTTTCATTGTAAATCAGGTTCTTCAATATTGAGTGTTCTAGACGATTCATTATCTTGCTTTATTAAAATTTGTGTAAGTATATCACCCATGATGTTAACAAAATCTTCGTTGTTTTGCAATGCATCCATGTCGTGATTGCCAGGGTTGACAAGAGTGTAACCGAATTGTAGTCTTGCAAATTCACCTTCTTCTACAACTCTTGCCTTTCCGTAATGATAAACTACTCCAGCAAAATCGCCTTTGATAATTTCAATGCCTGTAATGTCAGAATCATCAAAATCAATAAAACGATAGTCTGTGTTCTCCCTAAGCACTTTCTTCTTCCAGAACTGGAGTTTCTCCCATAATGTTTCCATATGCTATTCCATATTTTTGGTTTACGAATTGTTTGAACTCATCATCTTTGAGTAATGGTTGCCAGTATTCATCGGTTTGCGTGGCGTCAAATCGAACCTTGTCGCCAATCTCACCAGTTTCTTTATTGACCTTGGCATACCAACCGTTGCTTGGCTTGCAAACAAAATTACCCTCAATCGCAATGTCGAGTAAGCCAGAATACTTCTGAATACCACCATCGAAAGATACCGAAATAGGAATCTTACTCTTCTCTTTAACATAACGGGACTTCTCCACATTGATAATAAAATTGTAACCGACAATCTCGGTGCCTTCTTTCTCTTGCTGACGGCCAAGGATGTAAATGTTGTCAGCAGAGTAGTAAGAACCTGTACCACCACCAACGATATCTTTAGGGAACATACCAATCTCTTTATAGGTATGATTCACTACAACCATTGGAATATCTTTCAGATTCAAGTGAGGTGTTACCATACGGAACAAACTCTTGACCTGTTTTGCACGGCTCATATCTGCAACAGATTTACCTTCAAGTGCATCTTCAACTTCTTTCTTCGATGCAAGGTTACCAATCGAATCAAGGATGACCATCAACTTATCACCGCGTTCGATGTTTTCAAACTGTTGCATGATATCAAACTTCAACTGTTCAATATCAGTCAGAGGCGTATGCAACACCCGATCCATATCAATCTGGAATGTTTCAAAGTATTTGACAGGAGTACCAAACTCACTATCATAAAATAAAAGAACGGCCTCAGGATACTTGTCC